CCCGCAACTGTCGCGCCTGTCGTTCCATCATTGATAAGCGTCATCAACAAACGCACGAATCCGACCGCAAAGCCCGATGGGTACGCTGGTATGCGCATCATCGTGAAGACTACAACTTCAAGCGCAAATTGAAACGTGTCTATGGTGAATGAACCCGCTGCGGCGGGTTTTTTGTTGTCAACTGAATTGCCTTGAATCGTTGACAGCTTCGCCTTTAACGTGCGATCCATGAAGAATCAAACTTTTTCTCTCGCTTTCGCACCTGACATCACCCGCGAGAACGACATCCCCACCCAATTCACGGGGATTGCCTATTCCGGTGGTCTGATCCCCGGCTATGGCTGGTTGGGGGATGTCGCGATTGATCTCGCTTCGCTGCAAGTTCCCACCAAGCCAGTATTCGCACTGTTGAATCACGATGTCGATCAACGCTGTGGGAAATGCACGGTCACGAATACCGGCAACACCATTGAAGTGTTGGGTTCCTTTTCGCAGTCCACCGATGCCGGCAAGCAAGTCGCTGCCGAATTCAGTGAAGACGCGCCGTGGGAATTCAGTGTCGGGATCAATGCACAGATTGAGCAGTTTCGCGAACCGAAGACCATTGACCTGAATGGGCAAACGCTCACCGTCAATGCCGTGTTTCGCAATGCCAAGGTGCGCGAAGTCAGTTTTGTTCCTGCCGGGGCTGATCCCCATACGCAAGCGATTGCGTTTGAACAGCAACCGGAATTGTTTTCATCTACTGTCCCGGAGGTTCCGGTGGAACTGAAAGACGTTCAAGCCAAGCTGGACAGCGTGAATCAACTGAATGCCGACTTGCAGGTGAAGCTCAGTGCTTTGCAAGACGAGCATCAGGCGAAAGTCGCTGATCTGAATACCCAACTCGCCAATGAAGCGAAGGCCCATCAAGCCGCGCTGAATCGCGCCGCCGAACTGGAAAGCGAACTCAAGGCGTTCCATGCCGCCGTGCGCAAACAGTCGGTTGAGGCGCTGTTCACTGACCTGCATCGCGAAGTGACTGACGAAGCCATCAAGCCCTATCTCGCGATGGATGATGCGACGTTCGCTGCCGTCAGTGCTGATCTTCGGGCGCTACAGCCGAAGGGCAATCCGGCGCTGTTCACGGAATTCGCCGTCAATGGCGCGACCATGAATTCGGTCAGCGAAGCCGACTTGTGCGCCAAGCTGTTCAATCAAGTTGCGGGGGCTAACTAATGGCAACCTATAGCGAACCGCTGCGTCCGTATGAGTTTATTCTCCAAGACAGCGGCATTATTTCCTACGATGACGTGACCATCGCGTCGGGTACTGGTGCGCTTGATCCGGGTACGGTGATCGGCATGAACACCAAGCGCCAAGCCGCTGCGCCGATTCCCACCATTGTCGGGACGGGCACCGGGCTGATGTCGGCGCTGTCGTTCGGCCCGGACGTGCAGGTCGGCAACTACGTCATTACCCTGCTGGCGACTTCCGCGACGGCGGCATTCAGTGTGGTGGCTCCGGATGGTACCGCGCTGCCGAATGGGGCCGTTGGCACCGCGTACAAGTCTTCGCATATCAATTTCTCGATTGCGAATGGCGGCACGATGACTACGGGTGATGCCTATACGGTCGTGGTGACGGCTGGCGGAACGCCGGTGCTGGTCGGCACGGGTACGGGCGTTGTGTCCGGTTTCAGCATCGGCCCGAAGGCGATGAACGGCACCTATCGCGTGCAGTTGACCACGACTTCCGCGACTTCCCCGCTGGTGATTACCGCCCCGGATGGTTCGACGCTGCCGAATGGGGCAGTGGCTTCGGCTTATACCTCCGACCATATCAACTTCACGTTGAGTAATGCCGGCACCATGACCGCTGGCGACTACTTCAACATCGTGGTGGCGAATGGGACGGGCAAAGCCGCGCTGTTTGATCCGACCGCCACGAATGGCACGCAGGTTCCCTACGGCATCATCACCCATGGCGTTGACGCGACTTCAACGGATGTCGCTGTGACCGCGTTCGTGCGGTTGGGGCTGGTCAAGAAAGCCGTACTCACCTTCAAGAGCACCGTGACCGCTGCGCAGAAGAATGCCGCGTATGCCGCGATGCTCTCCAACTTCGTGGTCGCGAGGGACTAAGCAATGGATATTTTTCGTGATTACTTCACGCGTGAAGCGTTGCTGGCCTCGATTGCCAAAGTGCAGTATGTGCCGGGCAAGTTCGCCCCGTGGTTTGAAAGTCGGGCGCTGAATACCACCACCTTCGCGTTGGAAGATGTGCCGATTGAAGGCTACAACCTGCTGACTGAAACCCCGCGTGGCACTCCCGGCAAGGTGGAAACCCTCACGCGCCGGCAAGTGCATACCTTCCAGACCAAGCATTATCGGGTCGATGGTTCGGTCTATGCCGACGAAGTGCTGAATATGCGCGGGATGGGCGTGAACAACGCCGTGGACATCATTCAGCGGCGGCGGGATGAAACGATGGCGAAGTTGCGGCGCGACATCGACATGACCCACGAATCGCTGCGGCTGAATTGCATTCTCAATCCAGACAATGCCTTCGGCTCCAAGCCTGCCGATGTCACCGTCGCTCTGACCGTAGACGCCACCAAGACCCGTGATGAAATCTTTACCAAGATCATCAAGCCGATGGAGAGTGCGCTGGACGGGATTCCGTTCACCGATCTCTATGCCTTCTGCGATGACACCTTTTGGGGTCGGCTTATCGAGAACAAGGCGATCAAGGACACCCTGATCTATCACAGTATGGCGATGAGTCTGCGCAACGATCCGCGTGAAACCGTCACCTTCGGCGGTGTGACCTGGGAACGCTATCGGGGCTACAACACGATTGCGATGCCGACCGGGAAGGCGATTGTGCTGCCGCAGGGCGTGTCCGGGATGTTCATGCAGGCGTTTGCCCCGGCCGACACCCTCGACACCGTGGGAACGGGCAGCATGGGTACGCCGTACTTCCCGCAGGCGATTCCCTCGGCGGATAACCGGCGCTGGTACATGGAGATTCAGACCAACTGCGTGATGGTCTGCACTCGTCCGTATGCCGTGTTGACCGTGGCGAGCAGCTGATGCCCTACGCGACCTATCCTGATCTGCTGCGCAACTTCGGCGAGTCCGAATTGGAGCGCGTGTTGGATCGGGATCGGGATGGGATGCCTGACAGTGGGGTGATGCAGGATGGTTTAAACTTCGCGGATGACCTGATTGATGGGTATCTTCGTGAACGCTATGCCGTTCCGCTCACTCCCGCTCCGGCGAATCTGGTGAGCATCGCGTGTGATCTCGCCCGCTATCGCTACTACCAGGATCAACCGACCGAACTGGTGCAGTTGCGCTATGACGCGGCGATTGCCTTCTTGCGGGATGTCGCTCGTGGCTTGGTCAGTCTCCCCGTCGATGCGAGTGCGGAATCAACAACAATCGCTTACTCGCAACCGACGCAAGTTTTCACCCGGCTGGTCTGGTAATGACGTTCTATCCGCATCTTTCGCTAATCAAGACTGCACTGGAAAAGTTAAATGTTCCCGTGCAGGTCTATGCGAATGTGGAGAGTGTGTCGATTCAGACTGCGCCGTGTCTGATCCTGATTCCCGAAGCGACCCAGGTGCTGCAAACGATTGGTTCGGGGCGCACCATTAGCGGCTTTCGCTTCAAGCAGGATTGGTTATTGTTGACGGTTTTACGCGATGCGAGTGATCAACTGGTGACAGATGAACTCGTATCGCAGTTGGGTGAATGGCAGTATCGCATTTTGCAAGTGTTGATGAAAGATGTCTTGCAGAGTGGTGGGCCGATTCAACTCAATGAAGGTTCCAAAAGCGAAGTGATTGCCGGTGGTGCGATTGCCGGACAACTTCGGTTTGCTTCTCAATTTGTGATTAATGCGGAGTAATCTCCTATGGCTGGTTTGCGTGGTTCTGGTAAGGTTTATTTGGATCGCAAAGTCAACGGTTCCTACACCGGCTTTGTCGATATGGCGAATATCGCTTCGTTCACCATTGGTAACGATGGCGGCGATACCGTTACCCTGAAATCCACTGCGCCGACGAATTATGGCGCGGTCATTGGTTCGGCCACCACCCCCGGTGACGACACCATCTCCATCACCCTGAATGATCCCAATCGCAAGAATCTGACGACGATGCTGTTGGGGACGGACACGGCGATCAGCAATACCGGCGCGGCGGTCAACAATGAATCGCTGACGGTGATTGCGAAGGGCACCTACGTGGCTCTGGCGAAACGGCGCATTGCCGCTTCCCCGGCTCCGGTCGTGACCAATTCTGGCGGTACCGTGACCTACGTGGAAGACACCGATTACGTGGTGGATTACGACAACGGCTTGCTGTTCATCACGGCTGGCAGTTCGATTGCGGCGGGCACGATTCTCGTTGATTACACCCACGAGAACTACACTGGCTACAAGATCGACGCCCGCACCGAGTCTTCGATTCAGTGCAAGATGCTGTTCCTGGGTGAGAATCTGGACAGTGGCGAGTTGATTCGGGTCATCGCCAACAGTGTTGAATTGTCCCCCGAAGGCGATTTCAGCTTGATTTCTGCGGATGGCGAATTCCTTGAATTCACCCTGTCGGGAACCATCAAGGTACCGGATGGCGAAACCGTACCCTTCACGGTTGAGGTCACAACCTAATGTATCGCGTTACACGAGAACTGGAATTTGGTGAACTGAAAGTCATCGTGAAAGAACTCACGGTAGCCGAAGTTCGCCATTGGTTGAATGAACCGGGCAACGAAGAGAAGAAAGAGTTTGATCTCTTTACCGATCTTCTGACCTTTGATGGGATTGGTATTGAAGAGTTGTATCGCTTCACGGATCTCAAGAAAGAACTGATCGAAGAACTCCCACCGAGTGCGATTGCCAAGATCAGTGCGGTGATCAAGGAGTTGAACACGGTTTTTTTCAACCAATACCTTCCCGCACTCAA